TGTGGATCTTCCGGGAGGGAACGTCCACGATGCTGAGCTCTCACCTACCGATGCGACTGCCACGATGGTCATCGGCTCCGCCGGAACCATTACTTTCGTGGGAAACAATGTTCCAGCGACGCAGACATGGCTGAAGATTGGTGTCAATTCCGATTACGAAGTTTTTGTCACGAATGGTGGGCCGGATGCACTGACGTCGGGAACTGTGGGATCGTGGTTGGCGTTGACTTCCAATCGGACATACACCATGACGGAAACTGGGACAGCGACAAAAACTGCCTCGCTGACGGTGCAGATCAGAAAGATTTCGTTGGGCAACCTCGTGGTTGCCACCGGAGTCTACAGTGTGCAAGCTCGTGTCAACATATAAGATAGGAGAAGGAAATGGAACAGTTCGTAATCAACGGGCCGAAGCAGCTCGTGCTGGAGGCGGCAGAGGTCGCCACCGTCCTGGACTCGTTGGCAGTTCAGCCCTTCAACAAGGTGGCCTCCGTGGTTAACAAGATCATGGGCCAGTGCCGCGAGCAACAGCAGGAGAAGCACAAGGATGTTGAGTCAAAAGATTAGAGGACTACTGGAGGGCTTCTTGACTGGAGCAGCCGCAGCGACACTTCTCTACACGATACTCCTCAACGCTGGCTACATAGTCAGCGTTGAGGGTGTGAAGACCATTGCGGATGAGAAGCTCAAGCCCCTCAAGGACAACGTAGATACGATTCTCGTGCTGTCCCTAGAGCAGCGCATCCGAGACCTCGCGAGTGAGCAGTGCCTTGCGAGCGCTTCCCTGCGGATCATTCTCCAGAATGAGATTGATGGTCTGCAGAAGCAGCACTACGATCTTACGAAGACGTACTACACCATCTCTGTCAAGTGCGTATGACTTGGGAAAACTTCACCATCGACGAGTTTCGTTGCAAGTGCGGATGCATGGCCAATGAAATCAAATTTGACTTCGTGGACAAGCTCCAACGCTTGCGGACTGCACTCGGGTTCCCGTTACACATCAACTCTGGCTACCGCTGCCCAGAGCACAATGAGCGGGTATCGACGACTGGTCGTGATGGACCGCACACGACCGGGCGGGCGGTGGACATTTCGGTTGATCGAGTACTGGCTCACGAGCTCCTCACGGAAGCGATAGCTTCCAACGATTTCACTGGCTTCGGGTTCAAGCAGCACGGAGTCAGCCGGTTCATCCATCTGGATGATCTGGAGCACCCGCATCCTCGTCCAATCATATGGAGCTACCCCTGATGAACAGTCTAGTTGCGTTGATCGTCGGCCTTCTGATTATTGGCCTCCTGCTCTGGGCAGTCAAGGCCGCACCCTTCATCGACGAGGGCATCAAGAAGATCATCAACATCATCGTGATCGTTGTGGTCGTTCTCTGGCTGCTCTCTGTCTTCTTCGGCGGGGGCAGCTTGCCGACGCTGAAATTCCAGTAATGTCCCAACAGTCTGATCTGAGCATCAAGACCACCGAAGTCGTGCGGGCTGCGACGCCTCAGGCGTTCCAGGCCGACAACTTCTTCAACCGCAACAAGCAGAAGCTTCTGGCTCTGGCTGGGTTGACGGTGTCGTTCTTGATGTCCGACCCCACCCTCCAGGAAGACCTCGATCCCCGAGTGTTCAGCTGGACGGTCAGGATCCTTGCGATCCTGGGACTCTGGTTCGCGTTTCTCAACAACCCGCCAAAGGAGGGAGGATGAATAGTTTCAAGGTTCTGATCGCTGCTGCGATCCTCGTGCTCGGAGGGTGCGCCACGTTCGGCGTCCCCACGGCCGAGACCGCCAACGAGAAGACCGTCTTCGCATACAAGGCGGTCGCGACTGCCGCTGACTCCATCGGGATCCTGCTCGACGCAGGGAAGCTCGATCTGGAGGGGGCGCGGTCGGCACACACCCGGCTCACGGAGGTCAAGAAGGGGATCGACGTCTCCATTGAACTCCGCAACGCTGGCGACTTCTCCCAAGCCGATACTCGGCTGGCAGCGGCAATCGCCGCACTGGAGATCTTGCAAGCTGAGCTGGATGCCAAGAAAGGAGCAGGCCCATGAACATCGATCTTGCACTCCAGCTCCTGCTCGCCCTCCTCAACCGGAGCCAGGAATTCGCGGAAGCCATCCGCAAGGCTCGAGAAGAGGGGCGTGACCTGACCCCTGAGGAAGTCGCACTGGCCGGCGATGATGCGCAGAACGCGCTCGACGCTCTGGCTGCCAAGCTGAACCCTCCGGGCTAGGTCCCTTCTCCCGCCCGGAGGATCCTTTGACCCGACCTCTCACGAGGTCGGGTCTTTTTGTTGTAAGTGCTTGTTTTTAAAGGGGCTCCCTAAGCCCCTAGGACGCTTCCCAAAAGTACCCTTGCCCTTGGTATTGGTAGGGTACTGATTTGCCTCCCTGTGCCTTTATAGGCGGTCGTTTTTACTCAAACTGGTCCCAAACTGGTCCTAGCCCGTGATGTGCTTGACAGCCCACATGACTGACTGCTCCAGGTTGGTTTTGGCGAGCGCGACCTCACGACTGCCGCCGAGGGTGTCGAGGAAATCCCACATCGCCAATCCGTCGTCCTTCACGCGCTGCATCTGGCGCTTCTCTTTCTCGTTGAGGACCTTGTACTCGTGCCTCATCACGTTGTTGCGGACCCTCTCGGGGCTGGTCGAATCAACCATCTCTCTTTCCATTTCAACTCCTATTTGAGGCGCTTGGCCTCGGTGACAGGTATTCCGGCCTCGGTCGGCACGTAGATGATCGTAGCTGAGTTGGGGCTGTTCGCGATGTCGTGGTATGCCTGAATGCTCAGGTAGCGAAGGTACTCCTCGTGATCCTTCAGGCTGTCAGCCACGATACGGTTGGCTTCGGCGACGCCCTTGGCTCGCTCAATCTCGGCCTGAGCACGGAACACAGCACCTTCCTGGACAGCCTTGGCCTCCTGAATGGCGATCTGCCTGTTCTGCTCAGCACGCTTGAGCTCAGCCTGTCCAGCGAGCCCCTGCTGCCAGACGTTGTATTTCGGGCATCCAGCCATCACCAGAGTGGTCACAAAGACCGCACCAATAAATAGATCCCGCACAATCCTTCCGGGGCGTGGATTCCCGTTCGCGTCAATCCATCCGGCCATTAGTCTCTCCTTTCGTAAGTGTAGAACCTACCACCCGACCAGAATTGAATGATCTTAGATGGCCCCTCACCTGCGGACGCGGCTGGAGGGGAGTCAGCCGAGGTAGGTCTCGCCGGCCCGCTCGGGGATGGAACATCTGGGTCTTGATTGACGTAGCCCCGTCCAGGCTCCGCTCCCAGTTCTTGGTCATTGGGGAAGTGGACCACGGTGTCCTTCGGCCCCTCAATGACTTCAATGTACTTCTTCAGAAAATGCTGTGCCTTCTTGAGATCAGGCAGTCCGCCTTTCTGCTTCCATCGCCAGATGTACTTGGTGATCTGGTACTGGTAGAAATCCCAGTCAAGAGCCCAAGCGATATCCCAGTGTTCCGGGATACCCTGAGGCGTCCGATAGTGATCCCCACCGACTTGTTCTCGGTCCATGTTGCACCTACCTATCTATATTGTAGCACTACTCGGTTGGACGCGCCACTTTCCAATCAATCCACTTGTAGCACGCCATCTTCCAATCAGAAGCCTTGATTTCCTCAATGAAGCGTTTTCCATCCCCAACCTTCTGCTTTCGGTCGAGGTAGGCGAAGTGCATAGGCACCGCGACTTCTTTCATCCAGGAAGATTCGAAATTGGAATGGAAGCCGACGCTGGTATTCACAGCTCGGTCACAATCCTGTATCAGCCTTGTCCAGTCTTCGTGTGGGGCGAAAAGAGGCCTCACCGTGACAGCGTGCTCTGCTCCGGTGTAGTACGGATTCGGGCTGTGGATGGTCCGCCACAAGTCATCGAAGTTCTCAAGGCTCTTGTAGATGTGGAGGTTGTTCGACATCACCCGGTAGACCCCGAGCTTCATGCCCGCAGCGAAGGCCACGAGCTCATGTAACAGGGTCATGTGAACAGCGTTCGCACCCAGAGCTCCCCATATGAAGTCGTTGCTTCGGTTGAACACAGTCATGTTCAATATTCCGTTCTCGCCCGCCCGGAAGCAGATCTGAGTGTTGCAGGGATAGTCGTGCCACCCCTTCATCAGATCGGTGGCTGGATCCCACATCGAGATGACCGCCCGCCGAGTGTTGTGGTCTTCCCTGAGCAGGTCCACCACGAACCTGATCTGATCCAGCCCGAAGTGCTTCCGCCAGCGACTTCCGTACGCGCCGTTGATCACACCGGCGTCGGCGAAGTCATACATTCGGGAGTTGTAGTTGGCGATCCAGTCCACGTTGTCGCTGCCAGCCATCATCCACACGAACTCCATCACGTGGAAGAAGGGGTTGGCCTTGCGAATGGGATCGAACAGCACCCGTTCATCCGGGTACTCGATTCTGATCTCGCTGGGTTCGGGNATGGTNAAGACGGACCCTAGCCGGGTCATCTCCTCCTTACCGAATATGCGGAGTGCGTTCAGTCCCTCGACGTATGCTTCGGGGACATTCCTACCTAGGATGCTGACCGTCATAGTTCCGCTTACTCCTTCCTGCGCCTGTGCTGACTCNCATNTACTTGTCAAATTCACACAGGCANTTTTGAAGATCCTGATTACAGATGCGCGGCACGGACTCGGGCCACCGGGCATCAACGTAATCTCGGATCATCTGGAAGTGATGAGCGAAACCCGCCGGGGAGACAGATTTACTGTCTCCGTAGATTGCCCAGCTCGCTCCCCGGAGTGATCCGGGGCCGTGCGCCACGAACGTCCACCAATCAGGGGCATCCTTCGCAGGGTGTCCCTCTGTATTCTTTAGGTCTGCAACGACCTGAGCAGCGAGGAAGCTTCCTAGCCCCTCGAACTGCATTAAAAGGCCGTGGAGCCCACTCAAAGTGGGGGGTAGGGCAGGGTGCGGCCCCCCTAACTCTTGCCGTCCTAGGGCCTTGTGGACCCCGTCGAGCACATGATCTACTAGGTACACTGCCTTGGCCATAGGGACGCCATGAGTCGTAATGAGGTACGCTCCTCCCCAGACTTTGGACTGCTCTAGCCGTGCTTGTTCAAGGTTCCACTTCAGCCAGTCCGGCGAGTGGCTTTCAAGGAAACCGACCCTACTGATTGTCTCCGGCCAGTTGATCATTCGTGCAAAGACGTAGTTGTAGATCAGGTCCGGGTGATTCCAGTAGGGTCGGTAGAACTCCCGTACGAAGCGTGTGACCTTGTCATCCTCGCGCCGCACGTTGCAGAAATAGACGGTTTGAAACGTCAAGTCACTGGACCACGGCGGAGCGTTCCCAGCTTCTTTGGACTTGAGTATGCGATAGCGCTCCTCAATCCACCATAGCAGTTGCTCGCCGTAGATCATTGATTCTTACGGAGCTCGAACAGGTCTTGTCTAAAAGCCTGCTTCCACTGAATCCTTACGTCCGTCCGGATGCCTCCGCCCCATGCCGTCTTGGTCTCCTTCTGTACCACAGAGACCACATGAGGATGATAAGAGTGAAGCGTAACCGCGGCCTCAGCTTGAACCCGCATCGTACGATAAGTGGAGCAGCCNCCAGCCAGATTAGAACCCCTTTGATCGTGGACAATNGAGTTCATCTTCAGGTTNGGGTAGCCACGNTCAAGGAGCTGCAACGCGACATCGAAATCCTCCATGACATGGATTCGGTCGAAGCGTATGCCTTCCTGCCGCAGTATGTCGGCCCGGTAGCCGAGTACTCGCAGAATACGGGTGTTCTCGATCCACATATTGATGTCACGGTTCCCGCCCTCTCGAGTGGCCATCCCGACCAACGGGTATCCGTGATCCAACCAGTAGGCGATCGAATCGATCGCAGCCGTGAGGGTATCGGGGTTGGTGATGTCAGCGAACTTGCTTGGCTCGTCGGCTCGCCTGATGGCAAACCGGAGGTCATCATCCAGCATCAAGCACGAGTGTTCGGTGATGTCGATCAAGTGCTGGCGGACTTTTCCAATCCCGCGACAGCCTTCGGGGAGGACGGTGATGGGTAAGCCTTGGAATTGATCGGCTTCAGAGGCATCTACCGCGAACTTGGTTCGCTGGCGGACTTCCTCGGGAAGGTTATTCCAGGTCTCTTGAACGTTGCGGCGACCAAGAGTAGGAATATAGACTTCCATCACCATCCTCCCCTACCTGCTCTGTTCAATAAGTCGGCGGCCCCCAGAACGGGCCGCCGACTGCGCCGTCAGTTCAGACCGTGACCTTGATCAGGCCGTGGCCGACGTCCCACGCGAGGTCGGCGTAGGTCACGCCGTTCTTGATCGCCTCGCCGACAGTCTTCGACTTGAAGTAACCGTCGAAACGGTCCTTGCTCTTGCCGCGCTTCGGGTTCTCCTTCACCAGGAGTTCGATCTTCGCCGACTCCGGGTACAGGGTCTTGAACCGCGACACACGCGGGGCCTTCTTCTCGCCCTCGGCCTTCGCCGGCTTCGCGCCCTTGCTCGGGGGCGTCAGGTCGGGAGCCGCAGCAGTCTTCTCGTTCATTTCGTCCTTCTCCTCAGTTGAGTTGCACTACCAGTCAAATGCGAGTATAGCACAAGAAACTTTCTATTGCAACCCCGGACGACGTAAAATGTAGCATTCTTTTGTCCTTGGATCCTCAAGGCCAATCATGAGATGAAGCGGAATTCTGGCTATGAAGACATCGGGATCGAGGTCTGCGAATGCCTGATCAACCGACGCCATAAACTCGTGCCCTTCGGGCGAGCATCCTTCCACGGACACTCCCCCGATCAGCCTTACGAGTATATCCAAGCCCCCCACAGCCCATTATGGCATATTCAGGTTGTCGGTACGCCACTGACTTATCCCTTTGAGTATCGCCTGCTGGTCGCGATCCTTCTCCGTGAGTCGCTTGAGCACTACTTCGTCGAGAGTTCCTTTGGCGACGATGTGATAGACAAATACGCGGTCAGCTTTCTGTCCCTGACGATAAACGCGGGCGATTGCTTGGTCGTAGTACTCAAGATTCCAGGTGATTCCGAACCAGATGATGTGACGGCAAGATTCTTGAAGGTTAAGACCATGTGCCATGGAGCCGGGATGCCCCAAGACGACGGGTATTTCACCACGATTAAACCGATCGATCGTTTCCGAGAATTTCTTAGGACTGAGATGTCCCAGGACCGGCGGATTCCCAAGTCGTTCGAGGATCCTTTCACGGTCATGATCAAACTCGTAAAGCACAATGACCGGAGCACCGGCCAGCTCGTTGATAAGCGACTCAAGGGCATCCAATTTCTCGTCGTGGATTGGAAACCAGACCTTTCCTTCGGGGGTATCTTCTCCATAGACGGCTCCATTGGCGATCTGCCTACACTTTACTCCGGCGGCGGCTGCGTTCGCGGCGACGATGTTGCCTTCTTCCAAGGCAGTGATGAACTGATCNTCGACCTCTTGNTAAGTANTCCATCGCCTTCTGNGGTAGNACCACCGGGATNTCNGTATATACCAGTTCCGGCATCTCCAAGTAGTCCTCCGCCGAAAGCTGAAGGACCANNGGTGCGATCTTTTCCACCACTTCTTCGAACGCACCCGGTCGAGGTCTGACATCGTAAAGATTGAACCCTGTCCGGATGAAGTAATTATTACGGAAGTGAGTGACATAGCGTCCGAGCGCTCTACCCTGATCGAGTATGTAGATCTGGGCGAAGAGGTCCTCAAGCCCGTTAGGGTTCGGAGTTCCGGTAAGTATCCACCTTCTGAGGAAGGTGTGAATGTGGGGTTTAAGGAGTTTGAATCTCTTGCTTTGAGAATTCTTGAAGCGAGTACTTTCATCAATGCAAAGTGCATCGAAAGCAGGACGCGAAGTGTTAGGGTCGTATAGCCAGAGGAGACCTTCTGGGTTGATGATATAAATGTCGACATCATTGAGAAGATTCTCTCGTTTTCGCTCTCCGTGTAGGATAGTGAACGTGAGGTCATTGAAGTCACTCCACTTCTTTATCTCGTCCGGCCAGACCTTGTACACCGGCCTCAGAGGGGCCACTATCAGCAGCTTGCTCACGAACCCCTTCGCCTTGAGGATCTTGAACGTCGCCAGGATTGTCGACGTCTTGCCCAGTCCCGGGTCCAGAAAGAGCCCCGCTGACGCCTGCCCTAATAGGAGTGATATGGCCCTCTCCTGATAAGGTTTCGGGTTCCAAGGCTGCGGCGAGGATTGTAAGTCCACCCATAGCGGTGTCGCACCAGAAGGCGGGGATTCCACGCTTGTTGAGCTCATTGATTCGGTACGCCTGTATCGGCTCCGGCTTCTTGCCGGGGCGCTTGAATTCGAGGAAGATCGTATGGCCAGTCGGGGAAATGAACAGCCGGTCGGGGTAGCCTACCTCNACGAACCGTACCTTCGGCGTCAGGAACCCTTTCTTCTTGGCCCATGCTACGACCTCATTCTCGATGTTTACCTCTAGTTCCATTTTCACGCTTTAACTCCCGTTTGCCAGTTTCGGAGTTCCACACTCCATACTCGGCTTCTATGGCTTCCTTGA